TTGAGTGCTAAGTCTATATCTTGTTGATTACCAGTTTCTATTGCTGCTTGAAGATTAGCTTGTGAAGTTTCAAAATCGGTCTGGAGTTGTTGTATTAATGGATCTCCAGCTTCGGTTGTCATTAATAATTTTTGTAATGACTTTTCACTATCAGTTGCACTTTTAGTCTGAGTTTCTATAACATCAGTTTGGCCTTTAATAGTTTCACTTAATTGTGATAATCGATTGACTGTTTCATCGCCTTCAATGACGTTTTTATTTGCATCTAGTATATTATTAGCTTGTTCATTTAGATTACTTATTTCGTTTAATCTATTTTCTAAAGCTTTATTATTATTGGATCTTTTTAGTGTGTCTAACACAGAATCCATAGCAGTTTGTAATTGTTCAGCTCTTTTAGTTTCACCACGACTATTTAAGTTTTCAATCTTATTACCTAGCTTTACAGCTTCTAAAAGAGTCTCTTGTCTTTTTGCATTACGCTCATTACCACCTTCAGTGGCTTCTAACAATGCTTTTAAATCTTTATTCGTGGTGTCTGCCATTTTTATTAGTCCTTATTATTAAAGTGATTATCTATCCAACACTTACCATAATATATTAAACCTAACCAAATGGTAATCATAATACCATCAAAATAGCTTAGGTTATTTATTTCTGCTAAACCTTCCATTATTTCTTACCTGAGAATGCTTGTGCACCAAAGAATGCAGCAACAATACCAGCAACAGCTACAAAATAAGTTGCAGCCATATCTCCAAGGATTTTAGATGCTTGGTCTAAACCTGATAAAACTGCAATAACTACAGCAAATGGGTATAATAACATACCGCCTAAAGCAAACCAGGCCATTTTTCTTTGAGCGTCTCGCATAGCATCTTGATCTTCAAGTTCTTTACGCTTAAATTCTAGATACATATCCTGTTCTTTCCTAGACACTTTACCGTCTCCGTTTGAATCAGCCGGATGGTATCCAGCTTTCTTAATTTCTTCTTCCATCATTTCCTCTTATATTTTTCATTACGTTCATTTTCTTCTTTAATGAACTGTTGTAATAGAGCTACATATATTTCCCTTTCCCATGGTATCATATTCTCTAGCTCCGTTAGGCTATATCCGTGATGTTGCATCATCGCGAAATTAACTCTGTAATGGTTTACTAGAGTTTCATGAGAAAGGCCTAAGTAAAAAAACTTTGTAGGCCTCTCAACTCTATATCATTACTATGTCCACATTCTTTACAATCCCATTTTAGATTGTGTTTTAATGCAGGCATGTTACCAAAAAATTCAGTAACTTTAGCAAATTGTGATGAATTTAATCCATCAACAAAATCTACCAATTCCTTTTCAGTGTAATTTGTAGCAGCATGTACATCGTCTGCATCAAAAATATTATCAATTGATAATACCACTAAATCCATAGTAGCTTGCATTTTCTGCTCAGGTGTTAGTTCGTCTAAATTTTCAATGTTAAGGTTCTGCATTTGATTAACTGATGGGTATTTAAATTCCATACCAACTTCTTCAGTTAACATAATAACCTTATCGTCTTGACTCATATCCATTTTGATATCTTCAAGATTTACATTGTGATTAGATGACGAATCACACTCTTCACATTTAATAGCAATCTTAGCTGTTTCACCAACTGACTTTGACCTTAACTTTAAGAACATATATTCTAGGTCAAAGCTAGCTAATTCATCAACTACAACTTCATTAAAAGTACATGCACTTATGACATCCTTTAATGATCTCATAATAAGCTTATTGTCTTTCGACTCAAGAGCTACCATTAGAATTTTTTCTTCCTTAACAAGGAAAGGTCTAAATTCAACCTCTTTTCCCGTTGATGGTACAACCATCGTATAACGGGTCGCATTCACTTGTGGCAAAGCCATAATAATTCTCCTATATAATATTATCCAAGTAAGGATGCAGCATTTTTAATAGCACTTGCAGTACTACTTACTGGTCCTTCTACAACATATTTATCATACGCCCAAGTAACACTAATCTTAGCAACTTCATTCTCTGCTTGAGATAAATCGATTTGATTAACGCTAATAGGAAACGCTTTTTCTAATTTAACACCGTACACTGGTATATTGTCGGCATTCAATTGCTGAATTATAACATCAGTTGAAAAGTCGTCTTTATATCCGAGTGTATATGTGTCCATATCAATAATAGATGATAACCAACCATCAAACATTGTCTTCATGTAATAATCGTTAGTTAATATCCATGTCATTTCAATCTCTGAATCAATAAGCGTATTAGGAAATTTATTTGATTGTTTATCAGCTATATAATCAGCTGATGAAATACTTCTTCCTGGTATACTGGTTGATTCACATAATAAAGATATATCCCTAGGGTCGTTTAATAAACTACGTACACTAGGTGTATCACCAGAAGCTAATTGGCCAACCAATACTTCTGGATTTAAATTTAAAAGGGATTGCTTTGGAGGAGTAAAGATTACATTAAATCTATTCGTTCTTGCGACGCCACCTTTGGCTGCAATTGAAGCTTTTAATGTATCGATGTTACCATTCTTTCCAAACATGTTTATTTCCTCTTAGCAATTTTTATAGATTCAGCCCATACTTTAGATTTAGATGCTTTACTGAACTGTTCTGTTGGTAAGAATACAGCGATTTCCCACTCTGTCATAGGTACTCTAACCATTTTACTTTTTATATGGCCTGTTAAATAATGTTTAAAGCATGGTTTAAACTCTTTATATTTTTGTACATCCTTTAATAAATCATATTTCATTTTAACAACTCTTGATCTATCATTTAACTTTTTAGGTGCCAAATTCATTAGTTTATCAAGGAACTCAGCTCTGATATCAGGTCTGAGGTAATGTAAATTTAATCCATAAAACCCACCCTTAGCTTGTTCTACCATTATAACTAATGGGAACCTATCGTAATAAGGTAGTGTCTTTTTAGTTTTAGGATCATAGAAATACATATACATACTGCCAGCAATTTCTCTAGTTGTAGGATCTAAAGCTGTATCCTTTAAAAGATCTTGTCTGTTAACCTTTCCTAATTCTTTTACTTTAGATTGAAACCATTCACGTGATTTTTTAGTCCTTGCTGTAACTCCAGCACGGAACGCATTTGCTTGTAGTGTATCGAATAAACTAGCCATATATCTATTTATATCAAGATTTTAGTAGTTTGATGCCTAGATTCTTTAAAGTTTCCTCAGTCCACACCTGGAATTTCCATCCTTTATGATCTGCATATTGCTGTGCAGCTTCCCATTTAGATGTATTTTTAACGTATGCAACGACTTCGTTTATATATCTTTTAGTCTTACGTTTAGGTTGTTTAGGAGCTTCGGTTTGTTTTTTAGGTTTGATTTCAACTAATATAATTTCTTTATTACTTAATTCAACTAATAAATCAACATAATAACGATGTATACGATTATCTGTCTTACATTTATAAGGTATAACTATTTCTTCACTATTCCATCGTTTAACTCTAGGATTTGTTTCACACCATTTAAAGGTTTGCCTTTCCCAGAGCGAACGATATATAACTTTGGTGGGGTCACCTAAGTATTTTGATTTGTTTTTAATTGTGTATTTACCTTTGTAAGCCATATAAATAGTCTATATAGTTAATAATCTATAGTTATTTATAAGGGTAAAAGAATGGCAAATACAATAGCTTTTCCAAGCACATTAAGGAAAGACATCGATGATGGTGTTGCAAATCATGTATCATTTCAAATCATTGGAGCAGGTTTAGATGAAGATCTATTCAAAATCCACATGTATATACCTCAAGGCTTCCAATTAGGCGATAGCGCTAACTTTGGTAGTATTGATCTTGGTGTTATCAACGCAACTAAATCGCTCATTACTGATAAAAAAGAAGAAAAAGGCGAATCAGATACAGAAAATATTGCAATTGGTACAGCAGTTTTAAAACAATTAAACCTAGATGTAGGCGGTGCATCAGATGCAGTCATGAGAGATCAAGGTGTTGCACTCAATAATCAGACAACATTAACCTTTGAAGGATCATCAATTAGGACATTTTCCTTTCAATTTAAGATGATTGCATCCTCTCAACAGGAAGCAAGAATCGCCAAAACAATAGAACATACCTTTAGAAAGTATATGTACGCAAAGAAAGAAGGTGATTTTGCCCTTAAATATCCACCAATCTTTCGTATTAAGTTCCTCAAAGGCGATCAAATTAATAAACAATTACCTAAACTATTTGATTCTTATCTCACTGGATTGACAGCCAGTTATAATACAGAAGGCGGAAACATGTATCATGCCGATGGATCACCTTCAGATATTGAATTACAATTAGAATTCCAAGAGCAAAGACAGTTAACAAGAGAAGATTTATACGATCTAGAGAACGTAGAGCCTGCAAAAATAGAACAAGACTTTACATATCCTGATCAAAGAGTAGAATCAACAGGCGAAATACGAGGAGGATAGATGAATTTCTTTAAATTATTCCCTACAATAGAGGTAGATTTACAAAAAGATGGCAGAGTTAACTCTATGGTAAACACTTTTAGGAGTGTAAGACCTCTACAAAACTTTGTAGATCAGCCATCGTTATATACTTTCTATGAAATACAGAACGGCGAAAGGCCAGACATAGTCAGCCAGCGACTTTACGG